TCCTATAACAGCGGTGGCCGCCGCTACTACTGCGTTTAAAACCGTCCAGAAACTGGTCGGTGCCGGGCGCGAAGTTGAAGACGTTTTCGGGCAGCTCGGCAAATGGTACGGCGCCGTAAGCGACTTCAACTACGCTAAAAAGAAAGCCGACAACCCCCCTCTCTTTCGCAAAATACTTAACAGCTCCTCCGTAGAGCAGGAAGCTATGGAGATGTTCGCCCACAAAAAGAAGCTAGAGGCCCAAGAGAAGCAAATCCGTGAGATGGTGCTCTACGCTTACGGTAAAGACGGCTGGAACGAAATGGTAGCCATGCGCCGTAAGATCAAAGCGGAGCGGGAGGCTACGGTCCATAAGCAGCTTGAGCGCCAGGAGCAGATCAAGTTCTGGACCATAGCTTCAGCTATAGTAATTGTCGGCTTAGGTGGGCCAATAGTTATCGGACTGGCTCTATTGCGTAGTTCGATATAGCTAATATAATGATCCGTGGAGCTGTCCGTACCTAAAGGAGTTAGCGTGGGCGAACAAAATTCAGAAACAGTGACTATTGGCGAAAAGACTTACGAAATTGAAGGTTTGTCTAATGAAGTCAAAGAGTTACTGTCGTTACACGCCCAGGCTCAGGAGATGATGGTAGCTGCTCGTCGTCAGGCAATTATTCATGAGCTGTCGGCTAGCAATCTTGCCGGGATCATAAGAAGCAAGGTTGAGACAGATGAATCAAAAAGCGACCTTGAAGGAGCCCTTGCGGGCCATGTCGTCAAATAGCTACCCAGACGACTCGCGCTACTGGGAGGCCCTTAACAGGATAACCACCCACGAAGCGATGTGCGAAGAAAGGTCCAAGACTATTTTTAACCGCCTCGATAGGATTGATGGTCGGTTAGACGCGATGTCCCGACAGATGTTTATGATCGGGTTCACCATCATCTGTAGCATGGCCGGATTGATCGTCACCTTGCTACTCAAGTGAGGTACTCATGGCCTATTTCAAGCGTACTCGCTTCAACGGTATCGCTCCCGGTGTTGCCCCCCGCCTTCTAGCAGACGATTTTGCTCAGGTCGCTGAGAACATTGATTTTGAAGCCGGCCGCCTTACTCCTACTACTGATGATGTAGATGAGTTCACGCTGCAGAGTGGAGCTGTCCGTAGTATTTACTACTACCGTGACACGAACTGGCTTGAGTGGGACGACGAAGACGTAAAAGCAGTCCCCGGTCCTATCCCTGACGACACTAACGAACGCCTCTATTGGACGGGGCAAGACTACCCCCGCATGGGGACGGTTATTTCGATGGTGTCTGGGTCCACGGGCTACCCAAACATTTCCTACCGCTTAGGCGTTCCTGCGCCAGACAACGCCCCTGGGGCCACTAAGTCTGGAACCGCTGATGAGACTCAGACGCCTGATGATGTGTCCTACGTGTACACATTTGTGACCGCTTTCGGCGAAGAAGGGCCTCCTAGCCCAGCTACTGCGGCTTTTGAGCGCACTGATACGGAGACGGTGACCATATCAATGCCGTCTTCTGACCACCCGTCTGGGAACTACAACTTCGGAGTAGGCGCCCTCAAGCGCATTTACCGGTCGAACACGGGTTCGACCAACACTACGTTCCAATTTGTGGCGGAGGTAGCGTTTACTACGGTGTCTTACGATGACACGACGCCCTCTGCCGGCCTTGGGGAGGTACTTCCTAGCGAGACATGGATTGGGCCTCCCGACGACAACGTGTCGCTATACCCAGATGGGCCTATGCAGGGCCTGACTGCGGTGGCGAATGGCGTGTTTGCGGGGTTCTCTGGTAATCGGTTCTGTCTCAGCGAGCCGTTTTTGCCCCACGCTTGGCCTATCGATTATCGGATTACCTTAGAAGCGGACATCGTAGCTATCGGCAGCGTTAGCAATGGCGTCGTAGCGCTTACTGACGGACGTCCGTACTTCATCACCGGTACCGACCCAAGCGCCATGACTGCGGTGCAGATGGACATTGCTCAGGCCTGCGTTAACGCCCGCAGTGTAGTCGATATGGGCAGTTACCTGCTCTACGCTGGCCCAGACGGGCTGGTAGCTGTATCCAGCGGGCAGGGAGAGGTAGTCACGCAGGGACTGATTTCTGCTAAGCAGTGGAACGCTGACTTTAACCCGACCGCCTACAGAGCATTCCGCTATGAAAACACTTATGTTGCTTTTTGGACTGACGGTAGTGACCACCTGGGCTTTGTTTATGATCCCCGTGGAGCTGAGACGGCTATATCTCGCCTCACGACGGCTGGCCAAGTCAACGGCGGCTACAGCAACCCGGCAGACGGCAAGCTGTATTTGGTGGTTGCGGACAAAATCAAAGAATACCGGGGAAGCAGCACGAACCGAACGCTGACTTGGAAGTCTAAGAAGTACGTTACCCCCAAGCCCGTGAGCATGGGCTGGGTGTCCGTGGAGGCTCAGGACTGGCCCGTGAACGTGAAAGTCTGGGGCGACGGTACGTTAATCGCGGACTACGATCTATCGTACGCGGCCAACGTTTATACGCAGACTGTAACAGTACCGTCTGGTGCTTCAACAGGCACGCTGCGTGAACCGATTATGCGTCTGCCGCCGGTGATAGCACAGGAGTGGGAAGTACAGGTGTCGGGCGATGTTGAGATCGACGAAATCTGCCTAGCGCAGAGTATGGAGGAGATCTCGGCCACATGAGCAGAAACAGCAACATACGGACAGAGACCCCCACTACCGTACCCGGGATTCCTTCGCCGCCGTCTGATGTATCTCCTGCGCTTAGGAAGTACCTTGAGAGCTTATCCGAAGCCTTAGAGATACGGCTTGGCCGCCGAGGCGATCCTCGTGATCGAGCAATAACGCTTCGCGAGCTGATTAACTCAGGGCTAGCACAGGACCTTCGTGGGCGCCCCTTTAATCCTAATCGCCCTAACGACCTCGACTTCCTCGACCCAGATGCTGATCAGACGGTGCCCCCTAGGCCAACTGGGTTTTCAGCTACCGGCGGTTACTCACTGATCCAGCTGTACTGGGATTACCCACGCTATGGGAATCATAGCCAGACAGAAATCTGGCGCCACGACTCAGACGTCCTTGGCGACGCGCAGCTAATAGGTGTAGCTCCCGGCTTAGCTTACGTAGACGCGGTGGGAGAGGGGCAGAGTTACTACTACTGGATTCGGCACGTGTCTACTTCAGGCATCCCAGGGCCGTTTAACGATTCTGCTGGCACGCTGGCTGAAACGGCGCTAGATGTCGACCTCTTGCTTGAGACCCTTACGGGGGCGATCACCGAAAGCCAGCTTTTTGCTGACCTTGGAGCCCGCATTGACCTTATCGACGCGGAAGGCACGGGGCTTCTTGACCGCGTAGACGGATTGGTCGAGACATACGGGGATACGGTTAGTTCTGCGCAGAACGCAGCGGAGGCAGCCGCTAGCGCAGCAGAAGCTATAGCGGCAAAAGCTGCTGCTCTCTTAGCGCAAGATGGAGCTGAAACAGCTGAAGACTCGGCTGTTATTGCAAAGACCAATGCGGAGACGGCTGCTGCGGCGGCTTCTACCTCCCAGACTGCTGCTTCGAATTCCGCTACTAGTGCTGCTGGGTCGGCGTCCTCTGCTAGTACGAGCGCTTCGACGGCTGCAAACGCGGCTACCCAAGCGGGTAACAGTGCGTCTGCGGCAGCTACTTCTTCTACCAGCGCTGCTGGATATGCGACTGACGCCGAAACAGCGTCGACAGCAGCTTCAAACGCTAAGGTAGCGGCGGAAGCAGCAAGAGATAACGCTAATACAAGCGCGTCTGCGGCGGCTACCTCGGCTTCTAACGCTGCGGCTAGTGCGACAGATTCGTCCGAAAGCGCCTCGGCCGCGTCAACGTCGGCTACTAACGCGGCTACGAGCGCAGGCAGTGCGGCTACGTCCGCTAGTAGCGCCGCTACGTCTGAAACTAACGCGGCTGGCTCTGCTAACTCTGCGTCTTTAAGCGCCACGGCGGCCGCTAACTCAGCAAATAGCGCGGGCGGAAGTGCAACAGCTGCTGCAGGATCAGCTTCTACGGCGTCTACGAAAGCGACGGAAGCGTCAAACTCCGCAAGCGCTGCTAACACCGCTAGGGTAGCTGCGGAATCTGCGCAATCAGGGGCGGCGGCAAGCGCATCTGCTGCTTCTACTTCGGCAAGCGAAGCATCGACGAGTGCTTCAGACGCCGGCACGAGTGCTTCTTCTGCATCTACTTCTGCTAACTCAGCTAGCTCCAGCGCAGGGGCTGCGCTTACTTATCGAAACCAAGCCGCTCAGAGTGCTACCGACGCCCAAGGTTATGCTACGGCTTCTGCTCAAGACTACACGGCGATCAACGCTCGCCTTAATAACCTTGACAGCACTGGAGTGACTGTCGAGCAGGCCTTCTCGGCTAATGCTAGTGACATCGACGGGCTCGAAGGTAAGTACACCGTAAAAGTCGACGCCAACGGCTACGTTGCCGGCTTCGGCCTCGCGGTCACAGATAACGGCGCTACCCCAACATCTGAGTTCATTATTCGCGCGGATCGATTTGCTATCGGGTCACCTAGCGGCCTGACGGAAGAGATCCCGTTCATTGTTCAAACAACGCCGACGACCAACAATGGCGTTACTGTGCCTACGGGCATATACATGGGCGACGCCTACATCCGCAACGGAGCTATAGCCAACGCTAAGATCGGTAACGCAGCGATCGATGTAGCGAAAATCGCAAACCTTGCGGTAACCGAAGCAAAAATCGATAACCTTGCTGTTAGCGAAGCCAAGATCCAAAACCTAGCGGTCACTAACGCTAAGATTGGTAACGCGGCGATCACTAGCGCCAAGATTGGCGATGCTCAGATCACCACCGCTAAGATCGGCACTGCTGCAGTAGACACTCTTCAGCTCGCTGGAGAGGCGGTCATCGTACCGGTCGCCGACACTTTTAGCGGAACTATCGCGGCGTCTTGGCCTACGGTTAGGACTTATCTGAACGGCCTTCCTAATCCGTCTATTACGCTAAGTGTCACCACAGAAGTTCTTGTCCTGTGGGGCGTGCGTTTTCTTGGCCAGTCCAGCGGCGCTGGTGACATGCTTGTACGGATTAAAGAAGGTACAACTACCATCTTTAGTATGGGAAGTACTCCTCGGGCGCTTAGCACCGGCGGCTTTATTGGAGGAGCTATCCGCCGCTCTAAGGCAGCTGGCACGTACACGTATTACATGGAGTGGAGCGCGTTTAACTCGCCGCTCTATGAGGCATACATCATCCTACTTGGTATCCAGCGATGATTTATCTTAAGTACGACCTGGCTACGGGGCACGGCCTTGGGCTCCGTAAGCAGTCAAGCAAGGCTCCTGCTCCGGAAAACTCAGAGGCCATCGGCTACCTGCTGATCGAAGAAGAACTGAACCCTCAAGAATGGACCGTGGACCTTGGCACGCTGTCCCTTACCCCACGAGTAAAGGACTCTGCGGAGATTGATGCGGAGAATATGCCGCTGCTTAGGGCGGCTCGTGATCAAAAGCTAGCGGCTTGTGACTGGCGGGTCGTGGTCGACTCTCCGTTGTCCGAGGCCCAAAAGCAGGAGTGGATGGTTTATCGGCAGGCGCTTCGTGATCTGCCATCAACGATTCAAGGTCCGTTGTTAA